GATTGGTATTGGACTTCTACCGAGGGCAGTGCTGCCAACGCATGGAGTCTGAGCCTCAACGACGGTACTGCGAGCTATTGGAGCACTAAGGCCAGCAACGCAGGCAGAGTTAGGGCAGTTTCAGCATTTATTTTATAGTCCTTAAACTTTAGTATTTTAATCTTTAAGCACGGCGAAAGCCGTGCCATTATTAACAACATACCGCCATCTATGAAAAAGGCTTTTTGCAAAACTTGTTTATCCTTTGACCCTGATAAAGACAGACCCGGTTACGGTGTTTGCCAAATATCGGAGTGTGAAGTTTGCGAACAATGCCAAGGGTGCATAGATTGGCGGTATTATAAAATTTGGTATTCGTAGATGGTAGTTCTTTCTTTATTCGACGGCATGAGTTGCGGACAAATCGCATTAAGGGAATTGGGCGTAACGATTGATAAATACTATGCAAGCGAAGTGGATAAGTTTGCAATCCAGAACACGATGTTTAATTTTCCCGACACCGTGCAGTTAGGTGATGTTAGAAATGTGGACGCACGGACTTTGGGGCATATTGATTTACTGATAGGTGGAAGCCCATGCCAATGCTTTAGCTTTGCCGGGAAACGTGCAGGTATGAGTACAAAGACAAAAGAAAAGATTACCACCCTATCAAGATATTTGGAACTGAAACAACAAGGCTTTGAGTTTGAGGGGCAAAGCTATCTGTTTTGGGAGTACGTCAGAATCCTATCAGAGGTGAGAGAAACAAACCCTAACGTCTTCTTTATGCTTGAAAATGTGGAAATGGGCAAGCAATGGGAACAAGTTATTAATGAGGCTTTGGGCATCCACGGCGTACATATCAATAGTGCTTTAGTATCGGCACAAGTACGTAAGCGTATATATTGGACTAACATAAAAACAGCGCAGTGTGATTTATTTGGCCCACCACATAGTGCAATACCACAGCCAGAAGACAGACACATATACATTAAAGACATCTTAGATGAGGAGGTGGACGAAAAATATTACCTAAGTCCTGAATATGTGGAAAAACTATTAGCGTACAATAAACGCCAGAAGGAACACGGCAACGGATTTAAGGCAGTTTTCCACAAGGAAACAGATAAGATGTGTACATTAACAGTGGGGGGGGCGTAGCGTGAAAGACTTAGTTTGTGTAGCCCAGAGAGGCAGAAGTTACAGAGGTGAACCACAGCACTTAGAGGAATCGCCAAGCCCCGGAAAGACCAACTGTTTAACGACAGTAAGTAAAGATAACTTGATAATGCAGCGACCACGAGGATTTAACAAAGGTGGAATCTTTGCCGAAAAATCGCCTACATTATCCGCTAATTCGTGGCAGCAGAATAACTTATTAGTGACAAAGACAAAAGACGATATAAAGCAGCTCAACCCAAGCCGTGAAAGTGGAGGCACACAGCCATACCAACAAAACAGGGTTTATGATAGTGAGGGTAAAAGCCCGGCACTGATGAACGGACACGGAGGGCAAACGATTAATGCCTTAGTGGGGGGGCTTCAAGTCAGGCGATTAACACCTACCGAGTGCGCCCGACTGCAAACTATACCAAAGTGGTATAAATGGAATGTATCGGAGACACAACAATACCGTATGTTGGGCAATGGTTGGACGGTGGAAGTTGTGAAACATATACTTTCATTTTTACCCGAACATCTTAAAAAGTAAAGCGATATGACAAACAAAAAATATCCATATATCAGATTTAAGGTATTGAGGGCAAAAAGCCTAAAATACCTTTTCGAGCAGTTGGACGATGAAGCACGACCATTTGAATTGGTAGTACACCCACCAATAGGCAAGACAGGCACACGCCCGGTTACTATTAAGGCAAGCCGAAAAGAAGATGCCGACTACTTCAAAGGCATATTAGAAAAATTATCGTATGAATCTTTAGGCAGATTGACGTATGGAGCAGATAAAGTTAAACCATGATTTCCCGATCGACATAGCAACGGCACACAGCCGACTATCTAAGAAGTGGAAGAACAAAGCTACGACATGGGCGAAGTTGGTGCAAAGGTGCAGCGAGACAAAGCGAACCACCGAAAGTGTCAGCGAGTACATGAAGATGAGCAAGGACGAACAAAGCGGTATCAAGGACGTGGGCGGTTTTGTTGGTGGTTATCTATCTGGAGGCACACGCAAGACCGCTAACGTGATGTGGCGAAGTATAGCCACGCTTGACATAGACCACGGCACGGCAGACCTTTGGGACGATTTCACGATGAACTTTGGATTTGCGGCGATGCTATACAGCACGCACAAGCACACAAAGGAGCATCCACGTTACAGATTGGTTTTTCCATTGAGCCGTCAGGTACGCCCAGATGAATACGAGCCGCTTTGTAGAATGATAGCAAGCAAAATTGGTATGGAATATTTCGACGATACTACATACCAGTTGGCACGACTTTTCTATTATCCGAGCACAAGCCGTGATGGTGATTACTTCTTTGACTACCAAGATGGGGAGGCGTGCGACGTTGATAGCTTTCTATCAATGTACCACGACTATAAGGACGTAGCCACATGGCCCCTATCAAGCAGGGAAAACGAGATAATAGCCAAGACCGCTAAAATCGTAGGTGACCCAACAGAGAAACCCGGCTTAATTGGTGCTTTTTGTCGTGCGTACACCATCGAGGAAGCGATAGACACATTTCTATCTGATGTGTACGAGAAAACCGCCCACGATGGACGCTATACATACATTAAAGGTAGTGTGGCAGCAGGTTTGGTTTGTTACGATGATAAGTTTGCTTATAGCAACCATGAGACAGACCCGGCAAGTAAGCAGCTTTGCAACGCTTTCGACCTTTGCCGAATACATCTTTTTGGCATCCAAGACGAGGGCACGAAGATAACAGACAATACACGTTTGCCGTCTTACCTGAAAATGCAAGATTTCGTAGCCAAGGACAAAAAGGTACGTATCTTACTAACAAAGGAAAGACAAGAACAGGCCAAAGATGATTTTGCCGACATAGACACCACGGAAGCCGAGGACAGCGCAGTATCTGAAATATCAGATAAGTGGATGGCTGATTTAGATTATGACCGTAAAGGTGCTATCAAGTCAACGGCAAGCAACATTATTGCTATCTTAGAGAACGACCCACGATTGAAAGGGCACGTATGGCAGAATCTGTTTAATGGTTTCAACTATGTTACAGGTGGTTTGCCATGGAACAGGGAGGCAACACAATGGGGCAATACAGACGATGCCAATTTGCGTATATACTTAGATGAGAACTACGGAGTAACAGGCAAGGATAAAATCAAAGATGCTTTGGTGGCCGTGGTTACACGCCATAGGGTACACCCTATTCGTGATTACCTCAATAGTCTGGAATGGGACGGCGTGCCACGTTTGGATCGACTGATTATTGACTATGTGGGAGCGGAAGACAACGAGTTAAACCGAGCCATGACACGTAAGCATTTTACCGCCGCCGTAGCAAGAGTGATGAATCCAGGGTGCAAATATGATTATTGCCTGATTATCGCCGGAGCCGAGGGTATAGGTAAGTCAACGCTTTTCAACGTGATGGGTGGAGATTGGTTTAGTGACAGTCTCGTAACGATGGAGGGTACTAAAGGCATGGAGCAAGCCCGGAACGGTTGGGTTATTGAGTTACCGGAGTTGGGCAGTATCAAGCGGTCAGACGTGGAACAGGTGAAAGCCTACATAAGCCGACAGAATGATATGTACCGCCCGGCATACGGCAGTGTGATGGAATCCCACCCACGCCAATGTATCTTTTGCGGAACAACTAATGAAACATACTTCTTAAAGGGAGAGACAGGAAACCGCCGCTTTTGGGTAATGGCGGTCAACCCCGAATTACGTAAGCATGGAGACCCACGCCGAGCGATCGAGGCAGACCGTGACCAATTGTGG